CTCATTGCTGACATTAAAATAGCGAAAAGACATTCCGCTGCGTTCCATACGCTGGTTGTACGTCAATTTTACCGTATCAACAAATAGCGTGGGTCTAAGGACCATGGATTACATTTGTTTACCACTCTAGGTGGACTCACGCTGAACAAGTCCAAGGAATTAACCGTAATACGGTAATGCTCTTTGGGCAGATCTGTTCCTGGCAGTACCAATCTGAAAAGCATTGGACTGAAGACCAAGACGTCCAAACATAGAGTGGACGGCTGGCATTTCGATTCCGGCAACCCGGGTAATCGCCTGGAAAGCCTGACCAGGTGAAGGAAGATAAGGTTGAATTCTGGACCATGCAGATTCAAAATTTGGCCAGTAGTTAGCTAGGGAATCCGACCAAGTCGATTCATTCCCGATGGCATTAGTACCATGCGCAGTTATATATGTGACCTCAAGATTGAGCACAGCCTCATAATTAACTGTAGCCCCGGCTGGAAGACCGGAGAACACTACATAAGGAACCGTAAAAGGAATTTGATCCCCGCCATATGTGTACCCTGTGGTATCAACAGCCTTTTGGAGGAATTCAAATGAAAGAGTATCGATGGGGCGTCCCGTTGCAGAGCAACCGAGGGAGCCGATCTCTTGACGGTTCTGAGGAAAACTGATAAAATCAGCAGGAGTTAAGGAGGATAAATCACCGTCCTTCATAGGCTCAAGGCAGCCTGCATAGGAAACTCCAGGTTTATCCGTGGCGGCAATGCTAGGGAAAGCCTTTAGACCAACGGAAATAACTCTTCCGGCACGATAATTGGAGGAGATAGCAGCTACGTTAGTGGCATCCACTGGAACATTAGCTGTACCAAGATCTACATTAAGACCTCCATTACCAATCTTCACCATCTTCTTACAACTCGGGACAACCGCAATAGCCAGTGTCCCGTCTGCATTTGCAGCTGTACTACCCCTAATATAAGCAGTAGTAAGGTCGGAGGGGGTCATACAACCCCACCCAAGACGACATCCTTGATTCTCAAAGGGATCAACCAAAGACTCGTAGTATTCTTGGGTAAGATTAGGAGAAATACCTTTCAACTTTCGAGGACGAGGTCGAGAGGCAGATTGTTTCTCCTTGACATTAACGATGATCTTATCACGTTTAATGGACTTTTGATTCCTATTCTTAGCGGGTTTCGGCGCTTTATTACTAACTGAAACGTTCATGTATGGGATCCGCCTGAACATAGCGGACTGTACATCCTAGGAAACCGAATTTTCACATCGGTCCACCCGTGCAGTCTCTCGGCATTTAGCCAGAACAGAACATATCCTTCTTGGGGGACGGACACCGAAGTGTGAGATCCAATGAAACCAAGTCGCGAGTTATCCTGCCTGCCATTTAGCACGGAACTATTAAGTCACTGGGCTGACCCTCTAACAAACGCACAATCGCGTGAAGAGGCAGTACTCCTATGACACCGTTTTGGGAGGTTTACATCCTAGAACCCCATGGCCAAGTTTAACGTCTTTCCGGGACGCACCGAAACCTTCATAGGTCCTGCAAACCATAGGAAATCGGCCATGAACCCCACAAAGTGGGTAGCTCTTAAAGCAACATAGCAAAGCTTGTTGTCGAGTAGGTAACAAAACCGACTCGGATCCTCTTGAATTCAGATCTTGAAGGAAACTCTTTCAAGGAGTAAGAGGGTTGGATGGTCAGATGATTAACAACCGACCATGGACGTGCTTCAATCTCTTCGTGAGTAAGCAAAGGGTATCCTGGAATAGGATGTTGGGAGGTTTTCTCCCCGATAGCACTATCATATAAATGCTTCGCAAGACACTTTTGAAATCTAGTGACCTTGAACTTAAACCCGGCGGGAGGAACAATTCCTAAACCGCCAACCGAGACTGGAAGAAACAAATTACGCGAAGAAACGCGACCAGTCCCGGAGTCCAAACCAGATCGAGAACGAACTCTGGTTTCCTCCTTGATCGAGTCAGAATGAATCCGAAGATATTCCGATAGAATCGATCCTGCTCTACCTGGCAAACAGCCTTGGAGCAATAGCGGCACAACGGCACAGTGACCTTGTGAAAGTCCATCATCATGATGCGACTCTGCTCTCTCTTCTTTGGACTGAACCTTATGCTGGCCGAAGAACAGGCCAACGTTCAGATAGTCAATTGTCCACGGTGTAGAACCGGGAACCCTTAAGTCATAATGAATGCTCGTACTATTTACGTTAGCATAGACAGGGTGGTGATAGGACTTACCTAAGGACATATTTAGTCCTACATCACGACCAAAACGGCAGTGATCCTCCCAAAGAGCAGGAGGGGCGGCGTAAAGCATATCGTCGCCGTTCACCAAGACGGATTTCAATTGATCCGCAATTGACCAGCTCGCCTGATGTTCTCTCATAGTTCTTAAATAAACGCCCAAATTTGCCAAACAAAGAATTGGGAATGAGAGAATGGAACCCATCAACTGACCCCGGCGCATAACGCCTCGAAAGGTCAGCCCACGCCCATTAGGATAATGGAGACGGTGAGGACCGAGCACCCGCATAGCGATCGATTGAACTCGCTCGGGTAAAAGAGAAATTACGTGCTCTAGAATGCGACCGGAATATTTCCAGGACAAACCGTCTGTCGCAGCACTGTAATCTACTGAAAACCATTCATCAGTAGCAGAGGCCGATACACTAAGATCAAGCATATCGGTTGGGCTAAAAGGACGCCCGATCAGTCTAAAACATGGGAGACTGACTAACGCACCCCATAAAGCCTTTTGTAACGGCTTCATAGAATAATATGGGAGTGACTCGCCTTTCGAGATCACTCGGACCTTCATTGGTTCAAGGACAGCCTGGATGGTACAACCAATCTCCAGGTTTGAATCAATAGTCTCTCTTAAGAGCTTGATTCGGTTCCATTGATCACGACCAGGAGACTCTCGAGTCTCCAAAATTACATTTAACTTGACTCCGTGTTCGGTATACGCACGGGGAGCCCACGACATTGAGTGGAGCTCCGAGGAAGTAGGACAGTCGCTTTCTTCAAAGTCGACTAACTTCCTGAGCCATTGCTGTTGACCACCCTGTTTTCGGGAGGATTCAAAGGACGCATTTGTACTTGGTTGCCTTTCATGAAAGTCATCCCAAGAGAAATTCTTTTCTACCGCGTCAGCAACGTGACGGAGGACCAGCAAGAAAGCTGGATCCTCAAAGATCTCATCGATGGTCTGATCAACACCATCATCGTCACGAGTAAGAGCCTGAAAATGCTCTTCATAGGTCATGTCGACATATTCGTCCGACATAGGCAGAGTGCATCTCTTTGCCTGGAACCAACTGTACCATAGATGGGTATTCTTCCTGTTGAAACAGGTAAGACGATTCTTTATCCATCTCTTCAAAACACCTCTAGGCTGAAAAGTAAGGCCAGGTGATTTTGGGGGCTCATTTCTCAAATAAACTGCCAAAGGGTAGGCGAGAGTATGTTTAACATGCTTGGACCAAATATCCTCAGTAGTAAACTGGTTGAGAAATCCACGGAGTTGCTTAAGCAACTCCTGCGTGATCACTTCTGGAGCAGAATGGTGTCGAAACACCACCTCTAGACCACGCATAAGAGCTTCAGTTCTGTCTCTAATACTACAAGATGCCATGACAGAATTATTTCTGACATCAGGGGAAGTCACATGACTTGCCTTTGTTGTCGACGTATCGAGCGCTTTTGAGCGCACATCGACTCGACGATCTTTCAAATCTAATGACATAGATTTGGGGCGTCG